AGCAAGGGACTAACGTTACTCGATTCCCGTATCCATAAAGCTTTCGTCACTGATGAGCAGCCCTCGCTAGTGTCCACAGATAATTTAACTGCTATTGGTACGTCGCTTAGTATAAATGCTCAAGTGAGGGAGGCTTTCAAGTGAAGCTTAAGATTGAAGTTCCAGAGTTCGAGAAGGACGTGGAACTGGATGTCCCCGGTGTGGGGTTAGTTAAGAACGGCACCACAATTGATTTAGATAAGGATCAGTTGGACGCTTATCAACAGCGCGTGGGCCGTAAGCCTAACGAGAAAACTCCTAAGAGAGAGCCTGAACCTGAACCCGAGACGAAGGCAGAGGAAGGAGGTAAGAGCTAATGCCAGCAGGTATTGGTGGTGGCGGATACGTCATCATTGCACTTGAGGCTACGAACGGTACACTAGTCGCACCCGATGATGCAGGTGCGGTTGCNGTTCCGATTCTTANCGAGTCNCTCAAGTATACATCTGATCCGTATGTTTCACCACAGCTGCGCTTGCAGACAATCGGTTCGGATGTTAAGCAGGGTTACTACCATGCCGAAGGCGATATTGAAATGGAAGTCGATCCTCGCTTCCTCCCGTATTTCCTTCATTGTACTCGGCACACTATTGCTAAGGTTGCTGGACCTCCGGTTGAATATACGTATGCACCTAGTTCAGCCGGTAGTACTTCTACCGCAGCTTCCGGTAATGTGCAGCGTACCATGTCTATCCATGTCTCGAGAAATAACGAGATGTTCGGATATGCAGGGTGCACGATGGGTGGCATGGAGTTTGCGCTAGATACGGACGAAGGTGTTCTTAAGGTAACGTTTAACGTTCTTGGTCTATCCGAGGCTGAGTCCGCTAACGCTGGTACTCCGACGTTCGTTGCACCCGATCTGTTCGGTGCAGACGCACATCAGGTGTTCGTTGCAGCTTCGGCTGTTACACCTACGTTCGGTGCAGCTTCGATCGATTACAACGGGTTCACGTTCCGCACAGACTTCAATGCGGAACCGCAGAATAGAATCCGTCTTGATCGTTCGGCATCGTACATCAGCTTCGGTGAGACAGTTGCTAACATCGAAACTGAGCTTGACTTCATTGATCGTACTGAGTACGACAACTTCAAGAATACTACGCAGCGGGCAGTTCGGTTGCTATCCGCTAACGGTGGTACATCGTTCGCTGCTGCTACATCCGCAGTTCAGATCACGGCCAATCGTATGTTCTATGAGACATATGACCTGGGTCTCGAAGGTATCGGCGATCTAATCATGGCTGGTGTTACTGGTCGTCTGATTGGTATTGCCGGTGGAGACGCATACAAGATTCAGGTGAAGTCTCCGACTAACATCGCGTAATGCCTACTCGTAAGACAAAGGGTGGGGGTTACAAGTACGGTGGCTCCGGTAAGACTTACTACGGTAAGGGAGCTAAGGCCAAAGCTAACAAGCAAGGCCGAGCTATCCGAGCAAGTCAGCATAAGAAGAAGTAATCTACAGCGAGGAAAGGAGAGAAGGTTATGCCTCGCGCAACGATTACTACGGAAGCCACCAGGGTAGACCTTAAAAGCTGCCCTGGTGGTTACGTAGACATCCGCCAGCTACCGTATCACGAAATGCTTGTGCGTCGTGATAAGGGCGGTAAGCTGTTCTTCGATCAGCAGCAGGAAGGTCGTGTGGAAATCGCGACCTTACAGGCATGGGCACGTGCCTACGAGTTCGAGCATTGTATCATTGACCACAACTTGGAAGATGAGGATGGTAAGAAGCTAGACTTCTCTAACCATGCAACGCTCTCTGTACTCGATCCTCGTGTTGGTCAGGAAATTGAAGATGCCATCGACAAGTTACATAATGTCGAGGTTGATGTAAAGGATTTTCCCTCGCCTGCTTCATCCTCCTTAGAGGGGGAGAGGGAGCTGACAGACGTGCCCGTCGCATCTTTGCCCACGACATAGTAGACGAGGCATATCACTGGATTAGAACAGTTCGTCTATGTAGAGAGTTCAAAGTACTCCCATACGAAGGCGGACTGTTCAACCAGCCATACGGACATGTCATCCGTATGGAAGCTGTGTTAGATGCACAGTTCCGAGTCGAACAGTCGCAGGAAAAGAAGCAAGCTGCACAAGAGAGACTAGACCAGAGAATGAAAGCTCCTAGTGGCTCTTAGCTCTTACGACATCCGCTTCATCTTATCCGTCTCTGACAGGACGGGTAACTCGTTACGCCGTGTTGCAGGTGACATGGGACGTATGACGGGTGATGCACAGCGGATGCGTAAGGCTTTCACGGCACTAGACGTAGGACGTGGGTTACAGTTACGCGGTCTGTTGGGTGGCGCGGCATTAGGTGTTGCTGCTCAACAGGCCGCTAACTTCTCTACGAGTATTACGAAGGCTGCCACACAGATCAAGGGTAATAACAGTGTAACGCAAATCGGTAAGAATACGATTGAGTTACAGAAACAGATTCTTGATCTAATGGGCCAGTTCCCTGCATCTGCGCAGGAACAGGCTAACGCAGCTTACGACATCTTCTCAGCTATGAACGTCCCACTTAAGCAGGGTGTGGGATTGCTTAAGCTGTTCAACATGGTAGCTGTGGCAGGAGCTACTGATCTTGATACTGCCACTAATGCCATGATTACGGTGGTAAACAACTTCGGTGGCTCATGGGACGATATCATGAAGTCCATCAATACATCGTTTGCCATCATTCGATTCGGTAGACTCGAGTTCTCCGAATTGAACGATATGTTCAATGCCGTCATCCCATCGGCTAAGGCAACCGGCCAGAGCCTAGAGGATGTTGGCGGAGCTATGGCGTTAATCACGAAGCTGATCCCGTCACAGAAGCAGGGTGCTACAGCGATTGCAAGGTTACTTGAGGTTCTTGCTAGACCAGACTTTATCGCTGGTGCACAGAAGATGGGGCTTAGCATCACTGATGCTACAGGCGCGCTTAAGCCGCTGCCGAAGGTCATCAACGAATTAGCCCGCTTACCGATCGCACAGGCGCAGAGTACGATTAACTCGCTATTCCAGGTTGTGACCGCTACTGGACGTGGCGCAGGTAATCGTGGTATTCAGTCTACTGTGCAGGCACGTCGCGCTCTGATCTTCTTAGTGAAGAATCAGAAGGAATACATGACTGTGCAGAAGGGTGTGACTGGCGCTACTAACGAGTTCGAAAAGCGATTCACACTTATGATCGGTAGCTCCGGTGTGCGATGGGAGAAGTTCAAGGCACAGATTCAGGCATTGCTCATTGTGATCGGTACCTACGCTATTCCGATCTTCGACAAGTTAGGACAGAAGATCAGCAAGGGTATTGATTGGGCTAAGAACAACAAGGGCTTGATCGAGTTCGCTGTCAAGGCTACCGCAGCAATAGCCATTGGCTCGTTACTCGCAGGTACGTTCCTTAAGCTATACGGTACAGGTCTTATTCTGTATACTGGTCTACGCCGACTCGCTATGTTCGTCGGCTTCCAGGCATTAGCTGCTGACATTCGCTTAGTCGCGGCTAGCTTCCTACTTCTCAAGGCACAGGGTCTTGCAGCACTTCCGGCCGTCTTAGCCAACGTACGCGCACTCAGTGCATTGGCTAAGTTCGGTATCATCACGACCACTGTCATTGTACTGTGGGAAGTGCACAAGACTAAGGGTTGGAACGATTTCTGGAAGAACGTTGATGACAAGATTCTTGGTGTAACAGACTTCGTGCAGAAGCATGGTGGCCCTCTTGGTGCTGGTGCTGTATCTGGTGTTGACGCTCTTATCGAGCTTGATCGCAAGGTTCGCATTAAGAACCTTAAGGAGTTACAGGCACGTGGCAAGGGTAAAGGACAGGGCTCCAACAACGATATCTCCAAGCAGTACCAGACTAACTACAAGAGTTTGATCGCTAGCATCAAGAAGGACATCAAGTCCACTGGTAGTCAAATCTTCAATACGAAGATGCTCAAGGAACTCGGCCTTGATCCTTCTACGATGAATAAGCAGATCAACGACTTCCTGAACCAGAGTCGCGGTGGTCAGACAAACGAAGCACAGAACACCGCGAAGCAGATTGCTGATAGTACGAAGGATATTCTCAAGACAGCTAGCGATGCGCTCGTTAGTCAGTATCAGCAGTTCCGTGATACTAACAAGCAGGCATTCGGTGACTTCTTCGCGCCACCCGATGCAAACGAGAGTGAGGAACAGCAGCTTCGCAAGGCATGGAATTGGGATAAGACAGGAAACTCGATTATCCAGAACTTGCAGAAGCGTATCCGCGACTTCCGTAAGTGGCGCAATAGTATTGCCGAGCTTGCTCGACGTGGCGCACCAGCTGCAATGATTAAGGACCTTAAGGAACAAGGGCCTGCTATCCAGGATCAGCTAGATCAGATGCTTAAGATGAAAAGCCCTCAGTTCAAGAATCTCGTTGGACTGTGGCGTACTGCTAATCGTATGATTACGCGGGCTACCGACGTAGACTTCAAGCAGCAGTTAAACAAGTGGAATAGCTATGGCAAGAGTACGGCACTCAATATCATTACTGGTGCAGAGTCAGAAGAACAGAATATCCAGAATCGTATGACTGGACTGGTTAATCGTCTATATGCCAGTACTGCCAGAGCTATTGCTACTCAGCAGACTAAGCTGGAAATGTCGGTGCCCAACGAAATCACCCTTAACTGGGGATTGCTACCTAAGGGTACAGGCACACGAACACCCAAGCCTGCACAGATTGATCCGACAATTCGTAGAGCTGGCTTAGCTGGTAGATATGCCATTCCGAGGGCAGGTACAGAAGGTCTGACGCCACAAGCTGCCGCAGCTATGGGCGCACGCTATCAAGCTATGGCACGTTTCTACAATCAGGGACGTAAGGGTGAGCTACCGCCTAACATCGTAGTCATTCAGGTTGACGGTACATTCCTCACACCTGAGGAACAAATGAATATGGCCGCTAACATGGCTGGCAGAAAGTTGAAGAATAGGCGATGATTCCCTCGTCAATCGTGTATACGAACAATGCTGGTGCCAGCATTGAACTTAACGAAGCACCACCATTTAGGTTCCCGGTGTTTGAATTCGAGATGCCTACCTATATGGAGAGTAGTCCTGAATCTAAGATGCAAGCCCCAGGAGAGTGGCCGACATTCATGTATCCGAGGTATCGCACATTCGAGATTAGTGGAGCGATCCTCGGTAATGATGCGCCAGGGTACAATGACGCTGTGGGGGACTTGAAGGAAGTTATCCAGCCTCCGTTCCAGTTCTACGAAACACGGAGACATGGCCGACTTGTCCTACAGTTCTATGGCGACGGCAATAGCTACTATGCGGACGTTCAGCTAGCTTCACTGTCAATTCCGAAGCAGGCGAACTATCCCTCCGTAAGTGACTTTACTCTATCCTGGCGCTCGTTCGAGCCGTATCTTAGGAATGTTGCTGGTGGAGCTGTCACGACTAGATACTAATGCCACAGTTCAATCTCCAGATTCGCGATGTGAGTGGCACAGTCATCGGCACATGGAAGCCGATGGATTTAGAGCTGAACATCACTCAAGATGAGACAGGCTCTATTCAAGGTGCATTCGGTCGCGCAGACCCCACAGTAAGACGTAACTTCTTCGGGCCGTATAGGAACGATTGGTTCCTATTCCGCGATAACGTTCGTTTAGCGTCAGGCCCCATTACTCAGGCCGCATGGTCAGACGACCAGGAAGGGATCATTACCTTCGCTGGTAAGACATGGCATGAATTACTAGATAAGCGCATCTGGTACTTCGACCCGGAGGAACCTGACTATCCTACGTTAATCTCAAACTTCATCTATCGGAGTGGTGTCGCTGCTCCTGCCGATCATAAGGCTATTGCGCGACCATTGCACTTGATCGTGCGGGACTTACTGGATAACGTAGAGGCTCACGGCAATGCAAATGATCCCACGTATTCTATCAGTGGTACTACTCCGAATGCCACAATGGAGTACGAGATTTATCCGTTCGATACGACGTCTATACTGCAACACATCAAGACTATCTCTGAGCAGGATATTGGATTCAACTTCGATATCGATTGGAACGGTAATGGTGCATTGAAGTTCCGTATCTTTGCGCCTATGAAGGACGATGGACGTATCACGTACGCACTCGACAGAGATAACATCTCTGGCCTATCCTTCACAAACGATGGCCCCATCGGTACTCGCAACTACGTGATTGGCGATGGTCAGCCTGGTACCAACTGGGGAATCATTGATGAGTATGTACCAAGCTCCGATAGATTTCGAACAATTGAGTCTGTTACCAGATTCGGTAGGGTTAAAGATAAGATTGCCTTACAAAGACTCGCGAACAGTGAACAGGCACGAACCAAGGAACCACTACTCACAGTTAATCTCTCCGTATATCCAGATGCAATTCCCAATTTCTGGAGTAAGCTGGAGACTGGAATCCGTGCCACAGTAGACTACAACTTTGGATTCCACAACTTGAATTCTAATCCTGATGATGAAGGATCATTCACCTTCTGGCGTATTAAGGGGTACACTCTCAACGTTACGCGACAAGGTGATCCGACGGTAAGCTTCAATCTGTTTAGGGTGCCGGGTTAATGCCACGCGAAAACGATAAAAGCTCGAGGAATGTCTTTGATGACCTTTACCATAAGCACAGGGTCGATCAACAGACGTTCTCGGATATGTGGAATAAGTTGCCTTCGGCACCTATCCTTAATCATCAGACACAGGTACCGAACCAGCCGGTTAATGGTATGTTCGTGGTTGATCCCGAACAGCCCGCATGGTGCTTCTTCTTACAGGATCGCTGGTACTGCATTGGCCCACAGGTTCCAACGTATGCCATTAAAATCTTCTCGGATACTAAGGCGACTGTCATCCGTGATGGTGCGTTCCGTTGGACTATTCCTCGCAAGTATGATGGTTGGTACATCATCAATGTGGAGGCGTTCGTTGGTACGCCAGGTACTGGACCTACCACATTACAGCTGAGCAAGAATGGTGGCACCATCGATATCCTATCTACAAAGGTGACCGTTCCTGCTGGTGAAATCTGGTCAGGTATCTCAGGTACTCAGCCAGTCATCAATCAGAATGTAAACCAAGTATTCGCAGGAACTAGCCTATGGTGGGATATCGATGTAGCAGGTGCTGGTAGCTTCGGTGTGGGCGCATACGTAGACCTTAGTCGAGAGCAGATTGTACCTTAATGCCTGTTGCTGGTGGAACACATATCCTCACAGGATCAGGTGTAGAACCAGTTAACATTGGATTCCGTCCCGATCTAGTACTGTTATTTCATAGCAATCATGGTATCGTCGATACGTGGCAAGCACTAGGTGCAGCTGTAGGTATGGGAATTGCTGTACGTAACAATCCTGCTGATAGTGGTGCCTTACCAAACAACTTCACTAGTCATGAACTGTGGTCAGGTAATTTCCCTAGCAGTTCCTACCTTTTCAACGTAGGCTATTGGGCACGGCAATCTCATGGTGGCGGCGATGGCTACGCTGGCGGCGTAAGATTCTTTACGGACACAGGATTCTCTTTCGTCTATTCACCAGGCTTTGAGGGTGGTGCCGGTAATCCTATTTACTGGCTAGCGTTCGGTGGCGAAGATGACTTCCGTACAAGCTATCAGCATTTCCGCATTGGCGATGATGGTGCTAAGACTGTGGGGTTTGAGCCTACGGCCGCATTCGGGCTTGGTAGTGGTGGCTTAAGCAATACTGATGGCAGTATTACGTTAAACGATTCATCCTGTGCATGTTGGGGAATCGGAGCTTTCCAAGATGAACTGCCATACGACATAGCGACTGTTGCCACGCTGAGTTCAGGTGTCGATAATAGTGCTATCGACAACTTCTTCATTGGTGAGATAGGACCGATTGTCTGTGCAGACCCAATCATTGCAGCACAGGAGCATTTACTAGGTACGTGGAGCTATTACCGTAATACCTCAGAGCAGTTCCGTGCCGATGAAA